GTGAAATCATCATCTGCTCTAAGCACCTACCCAGTTTCTGGCGGTGTTTCGTGGAGTGATGAGGACAAATTTTCGAGTGTTCGATGATCTTAGATACGCCACTGTGGGCAAAATGATAAACACAGAGACCGCACCCCCTATACATTCCAATCCACAATCTTAATACACAATGTCAAACTCCATGCGCGCTCCAACAGACACAATTACTGCTGCTCAAGCTGACCTCGACGGTACGCCTCAGGCATACATGTCATATGAGAATGAGAATGAGTACGTGAAGAGTTTTATTCTGATGAAGACGCCGGAGATGTTTCACGCGTATTGGTCGCGGGGAGGAGAGCCGGATGTGGAGAAGCGCCCTTCGATTACAATTCCTTTGGAGTTGACAAGATGCGCTCAGCTGCAGGCCGCTCCCCCTCACAAGAGATTTGCTAAGACTCAGATCGGCAAGGTCTCGGGAAGACGCCGCTCCTTCTTCGCCATGAACATCCTCAAGTACGCGTATCCACAGCTTCCCGAAGAGGGCAGCCGTAAGGTGGATTATGCTTCCAGGGTCAAAGTGGCTAGAATGATGAGAGCGAAGATTGCTGTGGATGGGGGGGCCGAGAACACTGTGGGGAGATTGGCTTTGGCTTACCCCAAGAAGGGTTCATCGGTGAGCAGGCCGCCGACAGATCAGGAGGTGGAAGAGGCCATCAGGCGGTGTGGCCTCGACCTCTCCAAGCTTCCTCCGAGCGTTTTGCGCCCTTTCCCCATCATAACGGAGGAAGGTATCATGGGCATCAAGGTGAACAAGAACGCCACCAGTGGTTTTCCTGTCATCGCCAAGATAACGGAGGACGGAGTGCTCGAGCTGGTGCTGAGGCTTGCCTACACCATGCGCTTGGATCTGGATAGGGCATATAAGGCCGACAAGGTGTACGGAGTCTGGAACCAGGTCCGCGAGTGGGAGGAGACTCAGCCTTGGTTGGTTGCCTGCATGGGAAAGTGCAAAGCGGACTGCTATTCGCAGGAGAAGATCGAGAAGTTCATGATGCGCTTCTACAATGCCTTTCCCCGTCAGGTGGTGCTGCTCATGCAGCAGACTACGCAGGTGATGGAGGAGCAGGCTCGGAACATGCTGCAGATGGCTGGCGGCACTTCCGCTCAGGGCATGACCCTGGTGCGGGGAGGCGCGTCAGACCTCGTGGACATGCTGGACATCATGCTGATGAAGGAGGGCTATGCCTACACTCACGTAGGAGACGACACATGGTGTGCCGTCAAAGTCCCCGGAAGGGTGATCCTGTTCAGCCTGGACTGCAGCAATTTCGACATCACCCAGCACGCTGACGCTACGATCAAGATCCACGAGAAGCTGAGAGATCAGCTTTCTCTGGTGGATCCTGTGGCAGCTCAGCTCTGGTACGCGTTCATGCGCGAGAGGCTGGTGGTGACCAAAGCCAACTTGGCCTATCAGTGGAAACACGGCGGACCTTCGGGTAGCCCCATGCAGAGCAAGGTGAACGACGTTTACATGGACGTGTTCTGCCAGCGTGTGATGGAGGACCCGCTGATCGCGACGGACAAGGAGGCTTTGGAGAAGCGCTTGCAGCTGCTGGGAGAGCAGCTGCACTTGAAAGTGCGCCTGGAGGATTATGAGGTAGTGGAGAAAGTCACCACTATCAGAGAGGCCCTGCACGAGGTCTCGTTCCTGTACATCGGGTACAGATTCTATGCGGAGAACAACAAGGTCTATGTCTTTGCGGACATAGGCCGCTCCTTGGCTCAGTTTCCTTACCCGGGTCTCAAGTGGACCCAGAAGAGAACTGAATTCGAGGTGAACGAAGGTATGCGCATGGGGTCCATTCTGGTGAACATGGGACGTCCCCCCCAGGAATTGAAGAAATTCTTCGACACCATGAAGGCGAACGTGGTGGCACTCCTCGAGAAGGTCATCGCCGAATACGGCGACGTGAAGGATGAGAAGCTGGCTTGGGCCATCGCAGCGAACCCTTGGGGAGCTGAGAGCCAGCCAGGCTTGGTGGGTCTACGCGAGGCCATCACCAACATGGACGTTCTGTGGTCAGAGACCCAGAATGAGGAGCCCCTTCCGAGCAGCTCTCAGCTGCTTACGGACTGGAGCGACATGATGGACGAGCAGGACAAGAACGCCGCAGAGGAGGGGGGCTATCGCTACGTGGCGCGTCCCGGAGCTAGTCTCAAGCTTGCAAACTTGAAACAGCTGCGCGTACGTGCCAAAACTTTGGCCACCCACCCAGCAACACTGGCGAACCTAGGACGTCCGGCTCCCACGTCATCGTGGGGACCAGACAAGCCTAAGAGGGACCTCAGCGAGCCGGTGCTCAGCAAGCGCAGCGGCGGTAAGTCGTTGCGCAAGGACAACACCTTCTACGATGACATGGCCAGTGACTACGGCAGCGACTATGAGCGCTCGGAGGAGGACTATGGCTACTATTAGAAGAAAAGCCATGCCGTACGACCAGATTTCCCAGTTATAGAATGTCGTTAAAATTCACAAACTGGGTGGTAAAACAAACCACTGTGGGTTTAAGTACACAGATTCCGCTCAAACTATCCAAATATAAAATACAAAAACAGAATAAAACAAAATGGTCAAGACGAAAGCCTATGTGAAAAGCAAGAATGGTATGGGAAAGAAAACTAGGAGAAAGAATACGGTGATGGCGCTTACAGGGCCTTCCACAAAGCGAAGGGGTGCTGGTGCTGAGGACGTGACGCGTATTACCCGTCATGTCAACATGATCATTGACCCCTGCAACGCTGAGTTGGGCCCTACGGCGTATCGAGGGACAGATGGTATAGTGACTCGTTTCCGCAGCAATGGCAATTTAGGCCCTAGCGCGGGGAAGACGGGTTTCATTTATGTGTACTATCCTGCTTATAATACTGTTTACACCGCTTATGTTAACGGTGCAGACCTGGCTGTTACCAATCTGGTTGGCGGTCCAGGTCAGTCTTTTCTTCTGGCATCTAGTGACTCTCAACGCGCAGTTGCCGCGTGCACGTCGCTGACGTACACAGGCACTGAGCTTGATAGGTCGGGCATCATTTATTCTGGTGTCATTCCGATTGCATGCATTCAGGCCACAAAAACCATTGACCAGCTGGTTATGTTGCTTCAGCACGAAGGGCGCACTGGGTGCGATCCTATGGAGTTGAAGTGGTCGCCAAGTGCCGTAGACGAGGAGTACTGGACCACTGGGTCAGTAGTCCCTGAGGCTCCTGGCGACCGTAATTGCCTGGTCTTTATTGGACTAGGTTTCAATGCCGCCACTACTTCTCCCAATCATGCCATAGTGAACACTCTGATCACAGAGTGGCGTCCGGAGGCTGGTTTGGGTCTTTCGACTCCAAACCCCAGCAGCCATGACGTTTCAGGTGGTATCGAAAAGGTTCGTAGTACATTGGCGAGACTCGGAAATTGGTGGTCTTTGACCACGGGCAAGGCCTACAAGGCTTTGAACTCACCCGTAGGGAAGGCTATCACTTCGACGGTCATGGCATTGATGTGAAATTACATAAAACATAAAATCTACCGGCAACGGAGCTGTACCTGCCAGCTAAAGACGCAGGAGTGTTATTATATTACGAAATGAATCAAAACGAACGATATGTGACGACATGGGCTTTGCTTGTCATTTTGCAGTTGCTCCTTCCCTTAATTTAGGAAGGAGCGGCGTCGACCTGGGCATGTCGTTAAACTACCAAGTGCAAGCGCTGCCTGCTTAATACACAAGCGG